CACTTAACTAATGCACCTGATGCATATGCACTTGGCCAAACTGAATATCTTGACTTAACTTTATAGTAACAAGCATCTTTTGTTCCACTACCTTTACCCTTTTTATCTTTTCCTTCTGTTAAATCTTCTTCTTCCAATAATGCATCTCCAACATTCACGTCATTCTCTGCAAACCATCCACGATTTACCTCAACTGCATATCTAATTTCACTGTCTGGACTAACAGGAAGCGGACTCATTGGGTCTAATTCTTTAATACTATCAATAGTTCCATCCTCTTTTATAAAAGCAATATCTAAAGGAATGAAAGTATTTTTCATATGGAAAGTATGATAATCATTGCTCTCAAATATGAAAAGCATACCTCTGTCTAGTTCCAAACTTTCACGGAACATTAAACCACATTTAAACTCACCAGCGTTTTGTGGAACTTCAAGTACAAGAGGCAATGAAGTAAATTCAGTTGATTCCTTTTTCATTTTCTTTTTCTTTTTCTTTTTAGATTTTTTGTCAGTTGAGACATATGTTGGTTTTGCAGCACCAGTCTTTTCCTGTTGACCAGGATCTGCTGCTTTCTTTCTTCTTGCTGCAGATCTTCTTTCTGCAGGTGTCATTCTCTCATACTTAGCACGAGACACACACTTAGGCACTCCTTCACCAGGTTCATCACTTGCACAAGTTCCACCTGTGAGTACGTTAACCCATCCACCTTTACCATCCTTGGATTTAGAACCACTAAACCATTTATGAAGTGAACCTTCCTTCACCTCTTTTTTATCAGTCATATAATCTGCAGCAGTATCGATGTAATCAGATGCTTTAGTTATTTTTGACTGAACCCATGCCTTTACCTCTCCTTCACCTTTACCAACTTCCTTTTTAATTTTTTTCGCAGCAACGATAATATTATCAGTTTGACGACGAATCATTTCATATTCATGATCACCATGCTTCTCTTCATTCATTGCTTTTGTTTTTTTCTTCATTTGGTTGATAAATTTTCTAAAAACGGCAGCTTCGGCAGTTTTGCCCATCACTCTCGCTCTTTGCTCCATAGCAATTGCTGCTTGAATCTTATGAGCATGTGATCGACTTGATTTCCTAATTTTTGCCACACTCGCTTTCGCTGTTGCGACATCCTTAAAACCAAGTCCATGAATAGTTCCTTTAGGATCTTCATCTGTATATAAATCAGAATGTTTTTTAGATTTTGCAGGTTGCCCTTTTTTACGGGGTATACGAGGATTAGATTCTTCTTCTATTCCTCTCTTTTTTTTACCTGCACAATGTGCCTTCTGACTAAAACCTTTTGGGTTATCACAATCAATTGACTTTTTATACCTTGCTGACCATCCTTCCCTTACAAGGAAACCATCCTCACGAACAGTGAACCCTCTAGGAATAGGTTTACACTTCTTATCAGTGTTACAATAGTATTGTCCCTTCTTACAGGAAGTCTTCGCCATTATACAGACTATTCAGAGCTATTATTATTTAGCAATCCGTCCTTTAACATCTTTGACAGTTCACTCGTAGAGCCAACAAAGAGTGCGTTGTTCGTAACAGTGTTTTGAGATTTTGGATTATCTGCTTCTATATCTTTAACTTTTTTATGTAAATCTGCTAACTTATCAGTAGTATCTGCAACTGATTTTATAAGTTGTCCAGCAACTTCATACGCTCTCGGACTTGCAGTTTCACCTGCAACTTCCATAATACCATTGATTGCTTCTTGTCCTTTTTCAATTAGTGAATATAAATTACCCCTTGTATAATCATAGTCCTTTTTAACTTCATCAACTTTGGTTACTTCATCTGCTTTTACAATAGCATCAACCTCAACACTACCATCAGTGTTGAAAGTATCATTCAATGAATCGTAACCTTTTGCCATTAGATATCTACCCCTCTATTTGGTGCAAATTCTTTACCATCTCCAAAGAATGTGCTTGTTTCTGTAAATCCAAAATCATCACCTGGTTCAATTAGTAAGTCATCTGCAGTATCTATAACATCATCATTATTATAATCTTGCTTTGCTTTTGCAACCACTGTATATCTTTGTTCTCTTTTTGCTGTTCTTGTATTTGTATCTGAATAGTAATCCAATTGAACTTTTTTGATAAGTCCCTCTGGAGTTTGTGCGATATGATTGAAGAAAAATGTTTTTGCTGTAAATGATAGGGTGTAAATTAATGCTCTTCTTGTTGCAAAATCACCCTCATAGTCGTCCTGTTGTGATATATTTTGAAGAACCATTGGAATATCTCTTTTTTCTCCGATTGATTTAACTAAATCAATTGATATATTGAAACCTGGTTGGAAGAAAGGTAGTATCTGCTCTAGTATTTGTAATCCATCGTCTTGTTGTTTTACTAGAATGTTTAAATCAAATCCAAGATTATAAGGAACAGGCATAAAAACCTTTTTCATTTGATTATTATTTACATCTTTTGCTTTAAATGTTTGAGTAATACCTGCCTTTCTTGTAGAATCATAAGAGATATTTGTTATCTCAAAAGACATACGAGGTAATGTAATCTGAGTTGCTTTATTTAATTCTGCTTGCTGTGTAATTCTTGCTAAAAACTTTTGTCTAGGACCATATGCAATTGGAACTTTAATATCAGAAATAACATTTCCTGCACCATCATCATGTTGCACATGAATATCATTAAACAATGTGCCAAACGCAATAACCGTTTTTCTTATTATTTGATGGTAAAAATAATTGCCTAACATTAGAAACTACCAAATGGATTTGATTCAGAGAAGTCAATTAACAAGTCTGCTTCTGACTCAAATATGTCGCCTTCATTATATTTATCGTCTGTATCATCATCGAAAGTAGAGACACTGAATAAAGCACCAGATGTAAGACCTTTAATATCTTCACCTGGAAAGAATCCTGTTGTGGTTGTACCGATACCCACATTACCAACTTTAAGGATACCAGTGTCAACATCCCAACTCTTAACCCTTGCTTGAGTTCCTGAACGCATACCTTGTACAACCTCATTAAAGAAGTATGTTCCAATACCACTAATTGTCTCAGGGTTTGATATAGTGACTGTAGGAGCTGCGTTATAATTGATTCCAGCATCCTTAACAAAAATAGATTTTACTTCATTAAATCCTGATGAAGGTTCAATACCAAGAGAAGCAATACCAACAGCTCTCTCAGATGGTATACCTAACTGTGGATCTTGAATTGTAATTGTAGGTTCAGTTCCATATCCAACACCTTCATCTGTAATAACGAATCTAACAACTCCATTTCCTGAACTATTGATTGAACAAGTTGCTGCTGCACCTGTTCCTCCACCACCAGTAATAGTAATCACAGGAGGAGTAGTGTATCCACCACCAGCATTAGTGAGCAATATTCTGTCTATAGAAGTTACATTCGCTATCGAAGTTGTGAATGCTACCGCAGTAGCATTATCTAATGTTTGTCCAGATGGTGATGTGCTAATTGATACTACAGGTGTTCCTGTAAATCCTGATCCATCATTATTTAAGAATATCTCACGAATACCACCTGATGCAATTGCTGCTGTTGCTGTTGCAGTTCTACCAACACCTACAAGTTTTAGAGATGCAATGTATCCCACATCATCAACTTGAGTATCAATTGCGTCAATAGAAGTATCAATAACCTCATCCTCATATTCAAATAATTCACATTTTAACTTGTAAACATATGTTTTACCTAACTGGTAAAATGGCTCTTCATGTTCAACAAATTTAATTTCAAATAATCTTTGACCCAATGGAAAAAATACTAAATCACCTTCACGAGGTCGTGATGATACTTCGATATCATCATCAGCATCCATAAAAGGTGCTATAAATTCTTCAAATCTTTCCTTTGATATAGTAAGTGTAACTTCATCTCTCAAACTCATTCCAAATTTTGTTAAAACATCTCCAGCACCAGCATATCCATCATAATTTTCTACGTATGCTTCGATAGCAAAATTGTCATCAAACTTTGATGCTGTTACTTCTTCTATTATTGTTGATTGATTTACAAATTTTCTTGGTATGAATGTTATTTCAACACCATATATCTTAAGTTGCTCATTGATTAGATTTTGAACTAATCTCTGCTCACCTTGAGAACCTTGTAAGAAATACGGATTTAAAACCATTATACATCACCCAATAAAATCAAGAGGAGGAAGTTCATACTCTGATGCCATGACAGATTTTAAGGCATCTAATTCCCTAACTCCCTCATCATAAATTTCTCTACCATTAAGTTCAATACCACCTGGCAATTTTGTTCCTCTAAATTTAATTAAATTTTGACCCCATTGTTTTTTCATCAATGCAACCAAATATTTTTTTACAAATGGATCATTATATACTTGTGTAAATTCCTCTGGATCTAGTGCACGTAAACAATCAATTATTATAAATGTATCCTTTGATTGTGCACCCCAATCTATATCTAAGTATAGTCTATCTTGTCTCTGATTGAATCTTATTTGTTTTTCAGTTGTAAGTAAGAAATCAATATCTTCAAGATATGATTTTGTCATTGCATACTGTAATAATTCAACTGAATTAAAGTAATATAAGTCGTTTAAAAATAATTGATATTTTATACTAAACATTCCACCTGAAATGGAACTAGTATCGAATTTAAATATTTTATGAATACCTAAAACATGTTCTGGAACTGATATAAAGTTAGATGTTTCATAAAAATTACTTGAAACAGTTACATTTGAAGTCGATATACCAGTCGTGGTTACAATTCCAACTCCATCCGTACCTTTTGCTCTACCTCTATCTAAATCATCCTGTGTTATCTTATATTTTAGATAAGTTCTCTCAATACCATTATAATGACGCTCATTAAAATACTGGATAGTGTCATCAACCAAATCGTGAATTTGGTCGTCATCAATATTAATTTCTAAAACGGGTGCACCTAATTGACGTAAGGCATAGTTAATAAGTGTCCCTCTACTATTTGGTTTCGCCATTGCTATCCGTGTAATTTGCGAGTTGCTCTAAAAGTGCATTTTTTTCTTTTTCAAAATCATTTTTTAGAGTTTGGAGTTTCGCCTCCAAAAGAACATTTTGATTTAATGCTGTTGCTAGTTTTGTATGATATAAATTCACTAATACATTAACATCTACTTCACTGTTTTGTTGCATTTAGAAAGTTCCTCCGTCTAGGGTTGAAGTCCAATGTGGCTTGTTAGTATATGTATTCGTTACAGCATTAGGTGATGTGCTTAAATTAGCAATTGCACCACTCTGACCCTCTCTTCTTAAATTATTTGAATTGTTAAATGTTCCTTCAACACCAACTAGAGGCACTGATGTACCACCACTTACAGCACTCTCAACCACACCAAATGCATTTGTAGTGTCTTGCTTTACAATATCTCCTTGTGCCAGTGTAACCGCACCTGGTAGCGTTAGAACGACCTTTGAGATAGCAGTTAATACTTGTTTTGATGTAATTACAGGAGATGCTGGTGCGTTAGTAGATCTTTGTAGACCTTCGCTATCAAACCAAACTACACCACCTGAACTAAAGTTACCTGACTGATAGTAGATACCTTTAATATCTAAGAAACCTTTTGTACCTGTAACAACACTTGCTGAGATAGTTGCATCAGGAACGTAAGTCCATCTTCTACTATCATCACCGTGTGTACCATGATTTTCAACACCAGCAGTGCTAGATGCGATTGAACTATCATCAAGTCCAAAGAAACCATCAGTTGAGTTTGCAGTTCCAATACCAGTATTGTAAGTGAATCCAAGTCCACGGTCAGTATTAGTATCTGTTGCGTGTACAACTGTTATTTCAGTTTGTGTACTAATTCCAGCAATCGCTGTTCCTTGGAATGTAAGAGTCTTAGTTCCAGTATTGATGGCAGTAACTGTTGTGATACCACTTGCAGAAAAACTTGAGTGTAAAAGAGTATCATTAACTGCGATACCCGTTACTTGGTCAACAACAACTGCTGAAGCTCCATTTGCCATCGCTGTCATCACAGTTCTGGTACTGGTAGTATCACCAACCATCATGATTGGGTCATTAACAGTTGTCTGTGTTGAGTTAACTGTAGTTGTTGTACCATCAACTTGTAAGTTACCTTTGATGATAACGTCACCTTCATTACTTAAT